GTATGGCATTGTTTACTCCGTTGGTTGTTCTGCGGCATCCCACATGTCTGCACACTCATCTAATAAGAATGCATACTTGTGTTGCTTTTCTTTTGGTAGTTCTCTAAACTCTACGACAAATCTATGTAAGTCTTCTATGTCAATCCATCCTTCATCTGAATAACGGTCTAACATATGGTCTAAACGCATAAGCGTATAAGAATGTCGTGTGTTTGCTTTTCTCATATTATCCTGCACTTATCTTTACTGTACCGCTATCGTTCCATAAGCGTCCTGCAACGCTCGGGTCTGATGTTGGTAATCCAGAAAAATCCACATTGCCTGTGATTTCTACAGCTTCGTCTATTTTGACAAGTGTAGCACCATAAACACTCATAACACATTGAGCCGATGGTGATGTAATACTACCAAACTGCCAACCTGCTCCACTTACACCAGCATAGAAGTCTGTACTATTAGCATATACAAACTCTCCGGCATCTGTACCACTTTGTAGTGTTAGATTGTTGCCAGCTTGTAGAGTTTGATTTCCACTATGATTAACACCCAATACTTTACCTGCTATTGCGGCATCTGTTAAACCAGTGACTGTTAAAGTACCTGCACTATCGTCATATGTTAGCGTCATATTTGTGCCAGCTTGTAGCAGGGCATCTACTCTATCATCTACTCGTTCATTTGTATACCATAGGTTACTTGAACCTTCAGCGATATAATCTGTGCTTAATAAACCTATGCCTGTACCTGTGAACCAAGATTGTACTCTTGCATCTGTATAGTATAAGTTTGTAGATCCTTCTGTTACAACATCTGTATCTACTTGATTTGCGCCTGTACCGAAATCAATCTTTGTAGCGTCAACACTATCGTTAGCCAACTGTGTTGTTGTTATTGATCCTGGTGCTGATGTTCCTGGTGTAATAATACTCATTTTTAATGATCCGTATCGTCTTTGTTGTTTGTTATGATTGTCTTGTTGTTATCCCAATAGACATTATCATCATACTCTCTCATATTTAGCTGTATCACATGATCCGGTTTTATCTGGGTACTTAAGATACGATATAGCTTGTCTGTTTGACCAAGAGTACTGTTTGTGAACTTTACAACATCGCCTACTGCTAAATCTATCATACTTGGGTCAACTGTTACTTCGATGATACCACTTTGTCTGCTTTGATTGATTTCTTCTGTAGCTATACGTTCTATCATTTCTTTGTTTGTGGTATTCGATAGTTGCATATCTTGTTTAAGTACAATATCGTCATTTGAACTATTTTGTAGTGTTGAACTGCTTACACGTGTTACATCTTCTTGGTAGTTAAATGGATCAACTTCGTTTGGAAATGTTACTCGTAGTTCGTTTAACAGTGTTTGTTTTGATGCTTGTAGATAGTTTATACTGTCTACAATATTATCATCACCGATAGTGACATTTGTTGTTGCTGTTGGTTTATCTACAAGTAGTTTATATGTATCACCTGTTATAAGACCTGCACGACACGTTGTTAATAGTTCTTCTAAGTTATCAAGCATAGTTTGTTCACTGTCTATGAATGCGTTACATTCATATCGTGTTACTGCTGTGCTATCACTTGCCGTCTTTGCTACTGTCTGGGCACAGTATGTTTCTGCGGCAGTGAATGTTGTACTATCTAACAGTGTATGTGGAATACCCTTGCCATATAAATCATTTGACAAGAAATCGTATATACATCGTGCTGGGTTTGTACTATAAGTTAAACTTGAAGATTGTGCGGAACCAATAGCAGGGACTTTCTTACCCTTTAACAGATATGTTACATTGGGCGCACCACTACCATATACGTCTTCGTCCCAGGTCAACTTAATATATACATAAGCAAGTTTATTCCCTACTTTAGTATTATCACTGTCGTTAAAGCCTGGTATAGTTTGTCCAGCTTCTGCTGATTGCGAACCATCATAGAAATATATTTCTGCTTTGCCACTGTATGCACTTTCATATGTCCAGTTTGCGTTTGCGTTTGAACCAGAACTTGATGTTGCTGTTGCTACAAGTTCATCGTTAAAGAATACTTTTTCTAAATGTTCAATAGGCCCTTCGCATAGTGTTTCTACGATATGTAGATTTGCGTTATTTGTTCCATCTGAACTTAGATGTGTACGGTGTCCAGCTATTCGTCTTCTACCATATACAACTGGTATAGTTACTGAGCTACCACTTTTAGTTACAAGAACACCTGAAATACCACGTTGTTGTTTTGCTTGTTTTCGTTTTAAGGCTTTAGTTGCTAATGCTACTGTACCTACAACGATAATAGCACCTAATATTGCACCACCACCAAAGATGGCACCAACTGCTGTTGCTACTGCTACGGCACTTGCGATTATTGTTGGCATTCTTTTCTCCTATATACTTCGAAATACCTATCAAACTCTCTTATATGTCTCATACGTATATCTTTAGATTTTGGGTCACCGACAAGTACTGTTTCTCCAAATATAACAGGCATATAAACATCCCATGCTCTGTTTTTACTTGGCATCCATACAATGTCGCCACCTTCTACTTTATTTACCGGTCTACGCTCATAGCCAAGTTCGTCAAACCATTGTGGTATGTTAAGTGTTTTAGCTACAGTATTTGCTTCACGCCACGTACTATATGTACCACGCAATGCACCAAGATTATGTGGGTCTTTCCAGTTTGGGTTACATAATCGAACAAACTGGTATAACATTTGATGACAATCGTTGGCACCCCAAACAAAGTTTTGCTTTACAAGATGCTTTGCCCAAGTGTCTATTAGCTTCTGCCCCATTTCACATCCTTTTGTGTATCTGTAGCGTTCGCAAAGAAGTTATCGCCACTGAACAGTATTTGTTGTTCTGTATCGTTTGTGTGTCTGCCACTTTGTGATTGAAAGTCACTCCAATGCGAACTTGCACTTACACTTAGTACTGCTGTTCTACTTTTGAAGTCTTCTACCATTCTTGGTTGGTCTAAACGACCGTCAAATACGAGAATAGGCGTTCCCACAATCCCGTAGTTGTTATCCAATACAGTACGATGTATGAGTACCCTCCTGTCGATATAATCATAATCTAAAAACAGTTTAACCATACTTGTATCAATACCGGAAAGCGATATGTCAACGTTTTCAATCTTTATTTCCTCTTCTTCTATAATGTCTGATATGCCTAATAAGCCTTTTGTTGCAAGATATGTGTTACTATTGTATGTAATATCTACTGGCCCATCATTAAGGTATGTGTTACCACCACCTATGTTTTGAAACTCTACAAGATTACATATATTGAAACTTTTAGTTGCAAGTTCTGTTGCTGTTGCTGTTGCTACGCCTCTACTCATGCCATACTCTCTACAAACTTAAACGACATACGATAGATACCTGCGGCATCTACTGTATAATCTAATACATCATCTACAAGTTTAGCTTTTATTAACATGTAGTCTATTCTTACAACATTACCATCTGTACCATCTGCGGTAATATATGCGTTTTGTTCGTTTCTTACAAGTGGGGGTTCAATCGTATATGCTACACGACCATAATCGTCTGCTGTTGAACTGTTTGATCCTACAATCTTATAAACTTTAGTACCAAAGTTTGTTGTGAAATAGTTTCCGTTTGCAATACAGTTTGTTCCTGGTATATGACCATCGACAACTGCTGTTGAACTGCCTTGAGAACCTTCTACGATAACCATACGATTTGACCATCCAGCTGTTTGTGTAGTATTGTTTTGTACCCAGTTAGATACATGCTGTATAGCTTGTGATGGGATATAAAGTTGTATATCTAAACTTGCACCTTTATACTTTTCAAATGCTTGTATGTATTCTGTTGCTTCACTTTCGTTCATTGGGGGATATTCAAACTCGAATGAATATCTTTGTGCACCAGTCCCTACTGTTGTAGTTTTTAGTCCACGTGTCTCACTTTTTAATGTTGGTCTTTCACTTATAATACGTACTGTGTGTGGGTCAACACCTCCTGTTGTAGGATAAGGCCAGGCTCTTTGATACCATTCTTGTTCAGATGGTGCTACTGTTGTTGGTGTTCTTGCTCCGCCACCATCACCTAATCCGGGAATAGCGAATGCTGTATCGATATAAGTTGCACTTTGTCCTAAGCCTTCATAGAACTCTGCATCACTTTCTGCTATATCTACTGTAGCTTTGTTGCCTAAGCTGTTACTTGCACCCGCATCTGTTCTGAATAATACTCTTGGTCTAATCTGTGCTGTAGTTTGTGGGATCTTATCTATAAAGTATAACTCTTGGTAATCATTGTCTGTGCTATAACCCCAACCACCACTTATACTTGTACCATCACCATCGTTTCTTGCTACATTGGCAATCGCTGTTACAACACCACCACTTGTAGTTACTGAAAACTTTGCGTTTCTTAAATCAAACCATTTAGTAGATGTTGAAATCGTATCAGCACCTGCATATGCGGGATTAACATCGAATACTGAACCATTAACATTTAAGTCATCGTGGTAATATTGATAATCATATATGACAAGCGGTTGCGAGACAAATATATCTCCACTTAATCCAGTTACACTTGATGTATCATCGTGTGTTCCACTTGATGGGTTTGTAATCGCTGTTACTCGTCTGTCTCCATCGACTGTGAGTTCATTACCATAATCATCTGTACCGATTAAGGTGTAGCTATCGCCAGATCCTTTAACAGAACCTTTTGTATCTAAACCCAAGAAAGGCTTTTGTTGGTAGTTTTTAGTATCTATAAAATACTGTTTGCTTGGTAGTAGAATAACATCTGTATCAGCATATACTTGTTCTGCTGTTCTGTTATTTGTAGTATTGTTTGTCCAAGCAATATAATATGTTCCGCTATCACTCCAGAACTTTGCTTGATCCCATTTGTAATAAGGTAGTACATGTGAAAAAGCGGTTGGTGACGATAATGGAGAACTATTTGTCCACTCGTCATACATAACATCATCCCAGTGTGCTACAATCTTATCTGTTATTTGTTTTACTGTATAACTGTTTGGGTTACGCTGTGAACTTGAGACAACGCCACTTTTAAGTATAGCGTTATACAACGCATCACGTGAACATATAAAGGGGTATCTTGCTTGTATTGCCGATGAACTAAAGTTTGCTTTTTGTGTATGCTGATATGTTCTGCTATAATGTTCGAATGTATAAGCCATCTTTTATTTCTCCTATTTAACCTAACGGCCCTGATTGCGCCCTTCTACGGAATGCATCTTGGACAACGCCGGTTATAACTCGTTTATTTTGTACAAGGAACTCTGTTCCACTTTGTGTATCGATGGCGCTTATGTTGAAGTTAACTGTTAAGTTCTCTCCACTGGTTACATCTGCTACATCGTGGTTTGCTACAACTTGACCTGAACGTCCTGGCAAGAATAGTTCTGGCCCTCGTTCACCTACAATGATAGGCTTACGACCTGATGGAACATTACCACCTTCTGCAAACAGACCACCTAATAGGGCACCTGCGCCTACAAGCAATCCTAATCCTGGTATTGCACTTGCACCCAATCCAAGTATACTACCGATACCACCACTCATACCCATACCACTACCTAAGATAGCTTTTTGTATTTGTGCTTCTATAAGAGCGGCTATGATGCTTCTAACTGCGTTTAAGGCTATATCTTGCAGACTTTCAAAGCCATTACCCATACCTAATAACATGTCTGCCATTGCACCACTTATACTTGAGACGGCACTGCCCATCGCATCTTTAATAGATCCTGCGAGTGAGAAGCCTTCTTTTTCTGTTTCTTCTAATGCTGATTTGAGTTGGTCATATTGTTCTTGTTGAACTTCTGATAGTGACCCTGTTTCTTTTTTAATATCTTCTAATACACTTAAGTATCTTCTTTGGAACCCTTCGGTTCTTACTGTATTCTTTGCAACTTTTTCAAGTTCTGCTGTGAACTCTGCGTATGTTTGTACTGTATCACCTGTTTTAGTATTTAGGTCTTGTGTTGCTTCACCTAACATTCTTAAAGCTACTTCGGCACGATACCCTGTTAGAGTACCTTCTTCAATACGTCTATTAACATCACGCAACATCTTAACACGATTGATTTCAAGCATAGTGTTTTCATTTAGACGCTTGTTAAAGTCCATTGTATAATCAGAATAGTCATTTGTAGTTTGACCTAAATGGTCTAACATATCATCATAATATGCGACTGCCATACCACCTTCTTGGAAACGTGTTCTTGCTATCATTAAGGTAGCGTTAAGAATACGCTGTTCGTTTTGTGTTTTTGTTAACGAGTTTGTCATCTCGCTATACTTTTCTTTAGCTAACTCCATAACTTGTGACTTAGATAAGAAAGTAGTTAAATCTATTTTGTCTACTTGTGTGCCAGCTTCTGTGGCAGCTGTCATTTCTTTCTTGGCAAGTGTTAATCTTGTAATAGCGTCTGCATGTACATCATAAGGGAACTTTGCACGTATCTCTGCTTCTCTTGCCGATGCATCTGCACTTGCGTCAAGTTCATTTGCCATTTCATGTAGTCTACTTGTAGTTGTTGCTACTTTTTCTGCCATCCCACTTGCGGCATTTGTTTGTCTTTCAAATACAATAGTATTATCGACAATATTTAACTGTTCTATAAGTTCTGCTATTTCTTTGTTGAGAAGACCAACTTTGGTGCTACCTTTCTCACCACCGTCAAGTTTTGATGGTGCATCGCTAAATAAATCTGGAACAAGAATATCATTACCTTTTCCTGTGTCGCTTGATGCTTCTAATACTTTCTTTCGTTCTTTTAATACTTGAAGTTCTTTTTCAAGTAATGCTCGTTTTTCTGAAATACCGTTTGAACCGAACTCGGCGTCAAAGCCTGCTCCTGGTATCTTTGATATGCTTACGATTACCTGTTTTAATATATTTGTAGTTGCGTTGAACCCTTGTATAAAGCCATCGAATATACTTGCAATAGATGTAATAAGGTCTGCACCTGCTCTTATAAAGTCAGCGGCTAATCTACGTGAGAATGCTTCCATACCTCCCGC